CTTCTTACTTCTTTGCAGTTAACATTGCTTTCCCATCTCGTTCTAGGAATGCCTAACTGTATCACATTCTGAAATTCATAGAAACTTGTGATTAGGTTGGCTATCTGGATGGGTGTCTTGTCGACCATGTCTATATGAACATGCATCCCGCATTGCTCATCAAGTCGAGTATGCCAATCTACTTGGCTTACAAAGTCAGTCCAAAACTCTATGGATTGATTAAGCGGTAAGTAATGCCTAAGATTCAATTCATAGTGATTGTGTCCATGCTCCGTTTCTAATTTTAGTTCTGGATATCGATTGTCAATGATATCCTTGAGTTGATAAAAGCCGTCTCTACTTTTGAATTCCCATTCAATAGAAACAGGCTTTGATAATGTTGTATTGTGTTTTCTTAATGTATGCATAATAAATGCCTCCGTGATTTAATAATAATAATGTTTTTCTTTTTTTGTCTTGGGGTAGATAATCAATAATGATGTCTTACCAAGCCGAGCCTAAGTCGCATTACATTCAATATTAATGATTCCAGTGTCTCGGTTTAAGGAAGCCTACCACTCCATCGGATTTGCCGGTATAGACTTTTGGGATTGCGGACTACTCCGTCCATTCCATGCTAATTTTTTTCCTATTTCATAAACACCTCAAATTTAAAAACTTTATATATATATTATATATCTAATCTATCATAATGTATATAGGTAAATTTTACTACAATCTCGACACATAATGTGCCCCCCTATTTATTTTTGTCCACTATAGGTTATAATTTAATAGATGAGGAAAGAATTATGGAAACAGGTATGGTTATCACACTTCCGTAGGAATCAACCTGTTTATGGTTCCCATAAGCTAAGTCTGAAGCAATCACTATTCGCTCTTTCGTTTTATGCACAAGGAATCCTATGGTGTGGCATAAAGCTGGTTCTTCTAGCTCCTTGTTGGATAGTTCTGTCCATTCCGAGTGCGATTGTGGGTCTAGCCACCAGACTTCGATTTTGGGGAAAGGGTTCTTAGGAAACTTCATATATAAAAAGCTAAAATACTAATTTAATTATGTCAAGTATAGTTCAAAAAAAATTTGCGAAAGCTTCGCTTTTACTTGTATAATAACTCTATGCCTAGTTACACAACTGTAGATAATGTTTACAATTTATATCCAAGAGTAGGAAGTCTCTCAACTGTTACTTCATCATCAATTAGTTTTTTTATAGACCAAGCGGAAAATGAGATAAATGGTTTTCTTGTAAACAACTATACTCTGCCTTTTACAAACGGAGCACCGATTGTAGAATCTATCGCAACAGAATACTCTCTTGTTAAAATATTAGAAAGATTCTTTACTCAAGAAATTGGTAGTGAAAACTCATGGGTTGCAGCAAGAAGAGAGCAGGTCATGGATTATTTGAATAAAATCAATACAGGAGAAATCGGGATATATAACAATTCGCTTGAGCTTATTACTTATAATGCAGGCGATACTATCTTCAGCAACACTATGGAATACAATCCTACATTCACTATGCTCAATTCTACACTTCAGCAGATTGATGCTGACAGACTAGATGATGAGCTAGATGCTGTAGACAATGAAGATTACAATCCAGCTCTATATTAATGTTAAGAACTGTATATAATTTAAGTCAGATTAATACACGAGTAAATAGGCTCGACAAGGCATTTGGGGTTAAGAATCGAAGAAGACTTATTAAGCAAGCCTCTGAAGATATTCTTAGAGAGATAAAAAGAACTTTTAGAACAAAAGCTTCTCCTGAAGGTGAACCTTGGGCAAAATTATCTCCCAAGTATCAGAAATATAACAACATCGAAGGAGACATTGGAATCTTGTCTGGGCTTATGTTTAATTCAATACCTGGTAAATTTGCAAACACTTCTAGGTTTAAAATGAAACTTAAAAGCACAAAGAAAGAAACAACATTAGAAATGCAACATGGACTCACCTATGCCGAATGGTTTAACGATGGTTCTGTAGGTGGTGTAAGAAGTGGTGGTAAAGGTCTTAAAACACAAGCACAACTGTTTGGAGTTAGAGTTCAACCAGCTAGACCATTTATGCCTGATGCAGCAGATGTTGATTTTGATACTTTAGACAGGCTTCAAAGAGACATTCTTAAAGAATTTAACAAGAGGTTAAAATAATGGCGATTATAGATTACACAGGGATTGTAAATGAAATTAAATCTATATTAGACAATGATTCAAGAACTAATTCATTTGGTGGTAGAACTACTACAATAATTGTAGAAGGCGAAGCTATTCTTAATGAAGAAAGTTGTCCACAAATTCAAATCTTTTTAGAAGAACATGAAACATTACAAGATACAGAAACTATTGGTGGCACTACACCTTATCTAACATCTTTATCAATTATTATTTGGATGTATGATTTTAATTTAGAAAATGTACCTGGTTCACAAGCCAGAGATACTATGTTAGGAAAAGTAAAAGAAGTTTTAAAAGAAAAGAAAACTTTAAATGATACAGTTTTATATTATAAGTTTACTGGTGGTGAGTTTGACAATCAGAAAAATACTGCTGGACTTGGCTTTTTTAAAGGTGTATCATTAACCATAGACTGTGAGGTCAAAGAATAATGAAGATTAAATTTATTGTAGATGGATTAGAAATAGCTGGATTTGGAATTGCAACAAAGGGAAAAGAAATAGAAGTTCCAGATGTTGTTGGCAATAGTCTTGTAAGTGAAGGTATTGCAAAAGAATCAAAAGCTAGTAAAATAAAAAAAGAAGAACCTAAAGAAGGTGAAGGAGAGTAAACAATGGGCTACGGAATCGGTGGACATTTAGCAATATCAGAACAAAATTCAGTAGGAACAGCAACAGCGAATTATATTTATATTCCGTTTGTTTCAGAATCTCTCACAGAAAACATTGAACAACTACAATCAGAAAGTTTAAAAGCAATCTATGACCAACCTAATCAATTAGAAGGCATAAACAATGTAACTGGAGATATCGTATTTGAGCCACATCCAATTTACTTAGGACACTTTCTAAGAGCGGTTACAGGACAAGCAGCATCAACTTTATCTACATCTGCATATATACATGAGTTTGTACCAACACAATCTGACTTTGATGATAACTTTGCTTTAAGACCTTATACAATCAACTTATTTAAAAATGTAGGCTCTGCTTATCAATACACAGATGCAATGATTCATACACTTGCTATTGAAATTACTGCTGGTGGAATCATAAATGCGACTGCTACTGTTCATGCTAGAGGTTCTGCTTTAATCAACCCAACAACTGCTAGCTTCATTGCCGCAGACCCGTTTACTTGGAATGAAACATCTTTACAAGTAGGTGGTTCAGCAAATGGCGAATTTGAATCAGCAACAATTACAATCGATAATCCGATAGAAGGTATAGCAACACTTAACGGAGCTAAAACTCACGGCAAAATAAAAAGAACAGGATTTAGAACTGTTGCTGTAGCTGGAGACCAAGACTTCTCATCACAAGCTGAATACAACATATTTAGAGCACAAACTAGACAAAGATTCTTATTTACCATAACTGGAGATAACATCGGTGGTTCTGCTAATAACGAAATTACAATAGATATTCCACAATGTAATTATACTTCTTATACAAACCCAATTGGTGGACCTGGAAGAATTACAGCATCTTACGAAGGTAATGGTGAATACGATACTTCTTCTAGCTATGCTATAAGATACACAATGACAAATACATTATCAGCTTATTAAGCTAGGGAGGAAACTCATGAAGTTCAATGTAAAAGATAAAGAAGTTAATATCAATCCTGCATCTTTAAGACAAATTCACGAACTAGAACAACAAATTGGTAGTCTTGCTGACTTAGGCGAGAAAGCACCATTTGATACTATTGTTAAAGTTTTGACTGTAGCTTTACCAGCAACAGAAAATGAAGTAACAGTAGATTGGCTTTTAGATAATTGTTCTATGGAAGATGTTAAAGTCTTAAACGAGATGGTAGCTCATTTTTTAGGGGCAAGCTCTCTCGAGCAAAAATAAAAGAATTAGACATAGTAGATTTCTTTGCATATCATTATGGATGGTCTAAAAGTCAGACCTATGAGCTTACCGCTCATGAAATTGATAAATTGTATGCTATAATTGTAAAGAGAGTTAAGCAAGCAAACTCAAGGAATCGAAATGGCTAGAAAGAACGAAGCGAAATTTTTTGTAACCCTAGATGCTAAACAATACACAACTGCTTTTAAGAAACTCGCTGCTGGCAATGCCAACTACATAAAACAACTAAAACTAATGCAACAGCAAGAGGCGAGGTATCGCCAAGCTCAAAAAGCATTAGGTGCAGCTCTAACTGGTCTAGCAAGAAAAACAGAAGTTATAGCTAGAGGTTATAAACACTTTGGAGCAACTCTTTCTAATAATAATAAAATTGTAAGCACAGCTATTAGAGGATATAAAAGCTTTCAACAAAACCAACAACGAATAGCAACTTCACTTGGTCAAAGCACAAAAGCAATAAGAACACAGACTGCTGCTTTACAAAAACAAAAATTAGCTTATGCAGGAATGTCTGGTGCAGGAAGAGCACCAATGTTACCTCCTGTAGAAGGACCTACAAAACCATTTGGTAAAGCAACTCCTATATTACCTCCTGTAGCACCAAGACAAACTTATGAACTAGAAAGAATTAGGAAAGCTACTAAACAAGCTTCACAAGCACAGAAAGCATTAGCAGGCAATATGAAAGTAGTTAATGGTGTTGCAAGAGTTGGCTCTAAAACGATGGGGGCTTTTGGTTCAAGTATAAGAAATATTGCTTCTTATCTAAAAGCTTTTGCGGTCATTGCGGCAGCTACACAGATTGTGAAATTAGCTGAAGATGCTGGTCAATTAAATAACAGAATCTTGGTTGTATCAAGAAATACAGATGAGTTTAATTCTAACTTTAGAAGGCTTCAAGAAATTGCTAAGAGAACAAGAAGTCCATTGAGAGATACAGCAGTTCTGTTTTCAAGAATGAGAATTGCAACAAAAAGGTTAGGGTATGACTTAGACCAAGTTGCAACTGCGACAGAAAACTTATCTAAGATGATGAGAATACAAGGTGTAGGAGCACATGAAGCTCGTTCCGCAGTGTTACAGTTATCACAAGCCTTGCAATCAGGTAGGTTAGCTGGTGATGAATTTAGAGCTATCCAAGAGATTATGCCTGCACTTCTAGGCGACATTGCTAGAGCTACAGGTTATCCAATAGAACAATTGAAAGACTTAGCCAGAGAAGGAAAGATAACCCCTAAAGTTATTATGGATGCTCTTCTCGATAACACAGACAAAATCAATTTTATGTTTGACAGAACTAAAATGACTGTTGGAGATATGGCTACACAAATTAGAAACTCTTTCTTATCCATGTTCTCAGTAATAACAAAAAACGAAGGTGCAGCAGCATCTTTACACAGAGTTTATACGGCAATAGCTGACACTTTTCAACTTTTAGCTGATTCAATAGGATTTGTTGTTACATCATTCTTATTTCTTGCAAGTAGATTTCCTTCTATAGAAGATAAAACTGCAAACCTTACAAAAGAGCAAGAAAAGTTATACAAAACAATGGAAGAAGGTGGTGCTAACATGGGGATATTGGGCAGAGGCTTAAAAGCTCTTGGTGTTGAAGTATCTGCCGACCAAAGCTTATTTGCACAACTTGCACAGGGTATCAGCACTGTGAATCAAAAAATGTTAGAGCAAATGGCAAGAGAAGAATTATTAAGAAAAACTAGAGCAGAGCTAAAAGAAACATACGAAAAAGATGGCATAACTTATACTAAAGCAGAATTAGAAGCAGAAACAGAAAGAATAATTAAAGCAATGGAAGAACAAGAACAAGAGTTTGCTAGATATACACAAGCTTTTGGTGATTTAAAAACTGGTATTAATTTAGCTGACACTGTTGAAAATTTACAAGAACTTGGAGAAAGTTTCAGGTCAACAGCTTTTAAAACACTTGTAGAAGATTTCCCTACAGGATTTGGAAATGCGGTCGCCGACACAGTAATGGAAGGTGAAAGTTTAAAAGATGGTCTAAGTAATTTGTTCAAACAATTAGCTAAACAAGTTATAGCTCAAATCGTAGCAATGATTACACAAATGTTAATTATGAAAGCCATAATGGCTTCAATGGGCTTTGGCGGCTTGGCTTTTGGTCAAGGTTTTGCTGGTCAAGGACTTAGTGGATTGTTCGGTGGAATAGGAAAAGGTATAAGCCTGATATCAAAAGGTATTGGCGGATTGTTTGCTGATGGAGGTAGACCACCAGTTGGGGTCGCATCTATTGTTGGTGAAAGAGGACCAGAATTGTTTGTGCCAGATACACCAGGAACAATTATTCCAAACGAACAAATGGGCGGCACAGTAGTTATACAAAGATTAGAAATTATGCCTGGAGCAAATATAGACCAAGCTCTAATGGACAAGCCTGCAACATATTGGGTAGACTTAGCACAAGAAAAAATCTTACCAGCATTAAACACTTTAGGACAAGCTGGTAATACAACAACACTTAAACAGAGGGAATCAAGATAATGGCAATGTTACTAGGAGTTCCAAATTCAAGCTACATAGATTTAACTGATATTGCAGGTTATGGATATACATTCGATAAAACATTTGATAAAAAAGATATAAGAACAAAAGGTGGCAAGTTGTTTACATACATAACACCTGCTTCTACATTTCAAAGATTTAAAATACCAACTACATTTGTTACATCATCAGATGTATCTGTAATAAACTCTTGGTTTAGCACAGGAACAAATTTAAGATTTATAGAAGATGACACATTCGCTAACAGCTACTATGATGTTAGAATAGTAGGAACTTCTGAGCCTTACAACAAGTTTATACAACCTTATTTTAGGCAGTTTTATTCAGGAGAGATACTTATAGAAACTATATGAGTGATAACAAAATCTTAGCATTAATGTGTATTTTTGGTGGTATTCTCTTAATGCTTATTGGAATAGATTATATATTGAGGTAAAATTTAGACATGGCTCACATTTATGATTCAGCAAGACAATATTTCGCAAGTGGCAGTATTAACTTAGCAACAGCTACAATTGGTGTAACACTTGTGAATACGACTCTTTACACATTTAGTGCCGCACACGATATGTTAAACGACATTCCTGTAGCTGCAAGAATAGCAACAAGCTCATTATCTAATGTAGCAGTAGCTAGTGGCAGATTGGATGCAGACAACTTAGACATTGCTACAGTAGCAGTAAATAGTGTGATTAACGGAGTAGTGTTATTTATTTCAACTGCTGATTCATCAACTAGCCCGTTATTATTTATTCAATCAGAAGGAGTAGGGTTTCCAGCGACACCTGATGGTGGAACTGTAACTGTTAATTTTGAAGCGACAGACCCTTTTATAATGAAAATCTAATGGCATTACAAGGTAGAGTTGCACCAGGTTCAGTAGAATTGTTAGAAGAAACTATCGTATCATCTGGTACAGCTTCTATAACATATGATGGTATTTTTGATAACGATAAGTTCGCATATTACACAGTCAATCTAAATGAAACAATATTAAATGATGGCAGTTTTAATTTATCAATTTTTCACAGAGGTGGTGGCTCAACTTTATTTGGTAGCACAACAACTTATAATGCTAGAATTGCAGGTAGATTAGGAAGTTCGATGACTTTAAATACAGATGGATTTCAATTAACTAATGGTGAAATAAGACTTGCAAATTATTTCCCAGGTATAACAAACTCCACATCAGCTTGTTTTCATGTGAAATTTGACATTAAACCATTTAACCCACAATCTAATGTTCATGCTTATATGGCAGGTAAAACACACGATAACTTTTATGACATTTTTAATAACTATGGAACACTAGATACTCTTGGAACAGCAGTTGATGGAATCACACTTGGTTGGACTGAAAGCAGGTTTTGGACAAGTGGTCAAGTTCAAGTATATGGAGTGAAAAGAGATGTCTAGGTCAAAAGAAGAAATTAGAGAATCATTAGTAAATGAACAACCCACTTTTAAAATTGTTAATGGAGAAAAGGTTGAATTAACTGATGAAGAAAAAAATAAAATTTTAGAAGATGCAGTAAATAGTATTTACGACAGGGAGAACACAGAGTAATGGCAGTAGCAGGTGCAGTAGGAATTATAACAGCAGATGAAATAGCCAATGGAGCTGTAACAAATGATAAGTTAGCAGGTAGTATTGCAAATGCTAAATTAGTTAATGATAGTGTTACAGTTAATGGTACAGAAATTGACTTAGGTGCTTCACAGACAATTACAGCAGGTAAAATTTTACAAATTGTTACAAGCAATAAAACAGATACTTTTTCCACAACTTCTCCTGCTGAAACTGCTTTTGTAGATACTGGATTATCAGTAGCTATTACACCATCAGCAACCAGCAGTAAAATATTAATTTTGTGGAATATGTGCATAGGTGCAAGTGGAGATAATGTAACCTACATGAAACTGCAAAGAGGTACAACGGATATATTATTGGGTGATGCAGCAGGAAGTAGAATCAGAATGTCGCAAGGACAGGGTGGAGATTATGGCGATTTGTGGACAATAGATACAGCAGCAGGACATTATATTGATTCACCAAGCACAACAAGTGCTACAACTTATAAATGGGTTTGGGCAAGTAATGGCTCGGCTACATCTTTTATGAATAGAAGTGGTCGCGACCATGAAAGCACTAATGATGAAGATGGTAGAACAGTATCAAGTATTACAGCATTGGAGATTGCAGGATAATGGATATTGATAAAGCAATTAGAGCAATACATAACAATGTTGTTACAATTTATGGAAACACACAAGAAACTGTAATTGCTAAAGACATTGATGGAAATATAGTTGAGGTAGATTGGACACAAGTAAATGCTTGGGTTGACCCAGAACAATATAAATTAGATAGAGCAGATGCTTACCCAACCATAAGAGAACAATTAGATGACCTATATCACAATGGTATTGATGGTTGGAAAGCGACAATTAAAGCAGTAAAGGACAAATATCCAAAGGAGTAAGAAATGCCAATAGCAGGAAGATTAAATAGGATAGAAGATAATTCAGTTACAACTGCAAAATTGGTTGATGATGCTGTTACAACTGCAAAGATTACAGATGCGAATGTAACAAAAGCAAAAACTGAAACTGCTATTGATGATAATATTCCATTAGCTTGGGTATCTTTTAAAGGAACAAGCACAGTTACTATTGAAGATGATTTTAATGTTTCGTCTATTACAGATAATGGAACTGGAGATTACACAGTTGTTTATACATCTGGTTTACCAAATGATGATTATTGTTGTGTTGGAATGTCAATGAGAGATAGTGATAATATTTCTGCATTATGTATGAAAGGTGATGCAAACCCAGCAAGTTACAAAAGAATAGAATCAGTAAGACTATCAAATAGAGATAATGCAAATAGTTCTGTTGATGCTGCAAATGTATCAGTAGCTTGTTTTAGCACATCATAAGAGGTATATTTAAGATATGTCAAAAGTTATAATCTATAATCAAGAAAACGGAATCATGGCAGTATGTGTACCAGCTAACAATTCTGGACTGACAGTAGAAGAAGTTGCTGCAAAAGATTGTCCAGAAGGAGCAAAAATTATAGATAGAACAGACCTAGATGCTCTTGATAATGATTTTAGAAATGCTTGGGCATGTGATGCAGACATGAATCCGACAGTAAATATGACACTTGCTAAAGATGTTTGGAGAGATAAGATAAGAAGGGCAAGAAAACCTAAATTAGAAGAATTAGATATTCAGTATATGAGAGCACAAGAAGCAGGTGATGATACTTCTTCAATAGTCGCAACAAAAAATAAATTAAGAGATTTCCCAGCAAAAGCAGAAATAGAATCAGCTTCTACAGTTGAAGAACTCAAAGCAATATGGGATAATGATTTAGGAGATAAGTAATGGCACAAACAGTCGTAGCAACGGGAGCACCAGCAGTTTCAGCAACCACAGTAGTTTTTTCTACTGCTGTAGCAGGTATATATTCTACACTCATTGATTTAACACCAATGGTATCTGGAGCAAACTATAATATTAGTATTAGCAATTGCACCATTGTAGCTTCTGGTAATATAGTTGTAACTAGAGACAACTTTAGTGGTGCACAAGATGAGCCAATGTTCTTTGCTCCACCAATGCACACAAACAAGGGCTATAGTGTTACAATCGTAAAGAGCTCTGGAACTACAGCTAGTCTACCTTTTGAAGTAACACAATTTTAAAACATAGTATATAATTAAACTATGCTCGGAAGTTTCGCTACAACACACCTTCAACAGGCAGCGACTTATCACATTATTCCAAAAGATAAGAAGCAAAGAACTCCAGGATTAGAAGAATTTTCTATCTACTATACAAGCCTTCCACTTGAACGAAAAGATATAAAGCTTGGTTATTGGCATAAAAATCCATATCAATATTATAAAGCAATAGCAACTGAGCCAATAATGGATATGGATGGTGTCGACTTTCAAACAGCAGTCGGCTCTTTAACGGTATCTACAACCGCAGAAGTTATAGCAATGACTGGTGTAAACTTCGAAACAGAAGTTGGCTCAATAGATTTAGCTACAGTCGTTAGGTCAGAATGTCGACTAGGACACGAATTAACACCTTTTTTCTTAGAACAACAAGCATCTACGAATCCTCGCTCTATAGTAAAACAGTTTTCATTTAATAATTCAGTATTTAGTGATAGAGTTACTAGATTCCCTGCGGTTTCCAAAGCATATAAAGATGTAGTTGGCAAACCATTTACTATAACTTTAGAAAATGCATCACAACTTATGAATGATGTAATACAAAATAGAACTAATTTTAGAAGCACAGGCGAAATATCATTTGGCTATCAATTCAATCCAAGTCATATAGATTTTGGATGTGTAGGTAAAGGTTTTTTAATTAATGCTAATTATAATAATTCTACTGTAAGACTAAACTTTAAAAATCAAATGGATATCTTATCTCAAGTGTTTGTATCAACAGATACTACATCGCAACAAGGTGCAAGTTTTATTAATTCTAATTGGAATCCTGCTGACTTAACATTCAATGTTCTTACATCTAATTCTTATGGTGCAGGATTAGATAACACTGCTTCTACAGCTAATACAGATATAGATTATGAATCATGGTTAGATTGGAAAAACACATTTGGCTCAGAATCAATAGTCGTGCAAGGCTTCTTCCCTTACGGTACAAATTATGTTCAAGCATTACAAGGTATTGCTGAAATAACTGATTCAGCAATTTATGTAGAAGCTAATAACAAAGTTTACTTTAGAAGAAACTTAGTAGGTAGTAACAGCTTTAGCACAGTTGTTTCTGGTAGCGATATAATCTCTTTCGAAGCTAAGGGTGATGCTTATGATATGTGTAATAGATATACTGTGCCTGTCTCGTTTAATGTTCAATCTAATGCAGTAGTTGGACCAGCATCAACAGTTACAAGAGATAACACTGCATCTATAAATTCTTATGATGTTATAAGAAAGCAACCAACATCTAATCTGATTTGGTATGTCGACAATGCTGGAGCAGCAAACTTAGGCGATAGAATTGTATTTAGAAGAAAAGAGCCAGAGGTTGCACTTAATGTCAAAACTCCACTCAAATATATGCAACAGCAATTAGGTGATATTGTATATGTAAATATTGATGAAGTAGGCATAGTAGACCAACCATATACTTTAATTGGCAACACTATTGATATCGAAAACAATACAATGACATTAGACTTATCTGTTGGTCATGGAATAGCAATATCTAACATAACAGTATTTGAATTAGATGACCCAGATTTAGGAACATTGAATAACACTGTGTCTGTGTTAGCATAATCTCATGGCATTTACAGATATAAATTTTGCTTTTGGAGCTAAACTTACATCTACTCAATTAAATCAATTGCAAGGCAATTTTGATGCTATAGCACAAGGAGATTCATCAGAATATAACTTGTTTGGACAAGGTATAAAGGTTTGTTATTTTTATGGACTTGGTGAAATGCATCAATTTATGAGTGTTGGTGTATCTTCAGTTTTATATGTAAGTCTTGGTACATATCAAATTAACTGGACAAATTCATACTCTACAGAAAATTATTGTGCTAATTTTCAAATGGCAAAAGATGGTGCAGAAGAAAGCAGGAATTTTCAATTGGCATGTCAATCTAAATCAGGAGGAAGCATTACAGTCTATGCAAGAGCATCAGACCCAGGCGACACTGACCCTTTCACTGCTGAAGCTGGAGTTGTAATGACATGGGCAACAGATGGCATTTAACGATATAACTTTTCAATTTGGAGAAACTTTAACTGCAAGTGCAATGTCAACAGTGCAGTCTAATTTTACTGCATTTGCAAATAAAGAAACAGGTGTAACTGCAACATTTAACAGAGCAAAAGCTATAGTAAATTATTCAGGTACATCAATTAACTTTTCAGATAATGTTAGTTCAGTAACTCAAAACTTTGTAGGCTCGTATAACATTAATTTTACATTTACATATTCAATGGTTACAGTAAACTCTGTGAATTTACCTTCTATTTATGCACTAGGCAATGCACATGACACGACTAATGGTAACTCTACTGTAGTATATTCAATGCCATATTTTAACATTGGAACAGCACCATATAATTTCTTTCCTGTTTTTCATCACAACTTTAACGACAGTGCTGACAGTTATCATCAACCAGTTAGTGCAACTGCTGTATTCTTTGAAAGAAACGAAACGGGGTCTTCATAATGGCTTTTACAAGTTTATCTTTTACAAGCGGTGAAGTTTTAACATCAAGCAAAATGAACTTGCTTATGTCTAATTTTAAGTCGTTAGCTGACCAAGATTCAACAGCACCAAGAGTTACAAATATACCAAGAGCTTGGGTTAATCATGATGGTGCTGCTAGTTTAGTTGGTAGTCAATATAATATTACATCAGTATCAGATATTGGCTTTGGTAAGTATCAAACTAATTTTTCTATTGTTTTTTCTGGAACATACGGAGCTACTTGGGGTTTTAGAGCTGGCGGTGGTCAAGGAGACAATAGAATGAGAAACATTACCCTTTATACTATGACAAGCACTTATGTGCAGTATAAAGGCAGAAACAGCACTACTCAGCAGAGTGGTGATGAAGAATTCCCTATGTCTTTAACTTTTTGGCAAGACTAGGTAAAATTTAATAAAGGAGAGTACATTATGTGGACAATTATAGATAGACTAAAAGAGCCTTCAACTTATGCTGGATTATCAGCAATTATGATAGCCTTTGGTGTTTCATCAGAACAATGGACTACAATATCTACAGCATTAGCATCTGTAGCTGCTGTTGTATCAATGTTATTAAAAGAGAAGAAAGATTAATGATAAGTAAAATTGTTTCTTCTATAGTAACGAGTTTATTAAGCAAGGGATTTGCTGCTCTGCAAGAGTATATGCAAAAGCGAAAAGTAGGTAAATTAGAGCAGCAGGTCTCTAGCTTGCAAGATAAGGTAGCAATACTTGAACATGAGAAAAAGAAAGAAAAGAAAATACAAGATTGGAAATACAGAATACAAAACAAGGAGAACGATTCTCTAGCTGAAGAACTTAATAAAATAAGGAATGAGGAGTAGCTTATTAGTATTATGTTTTATACTAATTTTAATTTTTATTGGAGCTACTGCAAATGCGACAGATAACTCTGTCAGTAATCAAACCAACACTAGCGGTAGTAATACTTCTATATCTGGTGGTTATACTTCTACTACTAACAATAGTTATAGCGGTGGACAGACTAACACAACTACCCATAATTCGACTAATTCGACCAAAAATTCTAAAATACCAGTCGGAACTGCGACTGCCCCATCTATGAGTTCTTATTCGCAAGACCTTTGTATAGTGGGTGTAAGTGGTGGAGTTCAAGTTACAGGGTTTGGTGTATCGGGTGGAACTTATGTTACTGACGAGAATTGCGAGAGAATGAAACTATCAAAGCTCCTTTATGACTTTAATATGAGAGTTGCATCCATAGCAATTCTTTGTCAGGATGACAGAGTTTTTTCAGCAATGGAACATGCAGGTACACCATGCCCGTTTGAAGGGGCTATTGGCGAAGATGCAGAAATGCAATGGAAGAAGTATGATATAGAAAGACCTGACTATGATAAATATATAGAAAAACTAAAAAGGAGACATGCTATAGATAACAAAACAGAATTTGTGCCTATAGATACAGAATACGACTTGTATGGAGATGATGATTAAATGTTTATACTTGTCATTAATACTATTCTTGATAGTGTGGGCAGTTCAAGCAGAAGAGATTACGACAGGAAACCTATTACCGAATGGTACAAACAACTCAAGCAGCTATCAAAGTGTAGATAGCACAATACCAAACATAACAACAAATGGCTTTAATACTTCTGGAGGTATAAGAGATTGGGGTCAAGAAATAGAAACTACTGGTACAGGTAGTATTAACTATACTGGCAACTTAACTGACCATGCTACACAGCAACAATTAGACAATGGCATAACACTTAACTCTACAACCATAGTGCAGAACTGTGAATTCGTAGGCTCTACTTGGCAATGTGGTCAAGCTACACAAGGTCAAGACACATACACAACAACTGTTAAAATCTTAGATGATGATGGCAATGTCTTAGCTGTAGTAAATCAAACTAGAAACAATGATGCTGGTTATGGCAGCAATGCTTTCAAGTATGAGGATTCTGTTAGCTATGCAGGTGAGGGTAGTAATCAGTTCTATTGGGAATGGGAAGGTGTAGATGTTGGTTATGATACATACGGCACAAGTCTAGGTGGACCTAATCTACTTGGTGCTAAACTAACTATGACTTATGATGATACTGTTATAGAACAAGAAGTAATTGAAGAAATACAAGAAGTCTTAGATGAGTTTGTAGAATGGGAAACATCTTTTGTAGAACCTGAAGTTGTAGAAGAATTTATACC